CTCGAGGTTGCCGTCGGCGCCGGCGACCGAGCACGCGGCCGAGACGACGACCTGGCTGGGCGTGTCCTCGCCCACCTCGCCGGCGGCCGTGACGACATAGACGAGCCCGTCCTCGCGCACGATCTCGGTGTCGACGGGGATCACCGTCTCGTCCGTGCCGAAGAGGCGCAGCGTGCCGGTGCTCTTGGTCGCAGCGAGGCGCTCCACGCCGACCATCTCACCGTGCCACACGACGTAGTCATCGTCGGTCGCGGTCGTCGCGAGGATCTGCTGGGCGATCCACTCGAGCGTGCCGTAGAGCAGGTGCGCGACCACCGCGTAGACCCACGCCAGGACCCACAGCTTCGTGCGCCGCAAGAACGGATCGGCGCGCTTGCCCTGCGCGATGAGCTGGCTCTTCAGGTCGCCGCGGATGCGCGCGGCGAGCTCGGGCAGCGAGGGTCGGGCGAAGCCCATGGGGATCGGGTACGCGAGCCCGCTACTGGGTCAAGCGGCCGATGATTCCGCCGGAATCATCGCCCCCAGAAGTACGCGTAGCGCGCGAGCGCGTACGGCTGTCGGGGCCGCGCGACGCCGATCGACAGGTAGGCGCCGTCGCCGCGCGGGGCGAGCTCCACGGTCACGGTGATCGCGCGCACGATCTGGTCGTCGACGAGCCATTGGAGGGCTTCCTCGGCGTAGGCCTGCGCGTCGACGAGCGTCTGCTGCGTCGACTTGGCGCGCGCGAGGAGCCAGAGCCGCGACCCGAACTCGGGGTCCGCCCAGAACCCCTGCCGCGACGCGCCGTCGGGCACGGGGTCGTCGTCGCGCGCGCGCCGCCACGTGAAGAGGGAGAGGAGGATGAGGTCCTGCAGGTCGTCGTCGACGAGGTCACCGTCCTCGATGCGGATCGTCTCGCGCCCGTCCAGGCGCGCGCCGGGTGTGAGGCGCACCCAGTTCTCGGCCGAGTTCACGGCGGGCAGCAGGCTCTCCGGAGGCGGGGGGATCTTGCCGCTCATTCGGACCTCGTGGTGGTCGATGCGCCGGTGATGACGCCGGTGCCCGACGGCGTTGGCTGCGAGAACTCGGGGAGCGACATGAGTCCGGCCAGGGCGGTCGAGACGGCCGCGGCCCAGGTGCCGAAGTCGGGGGCGAGCGCCACCGGATCCCCCAGCCGGGCGACGCCGAGCGTCGCGGCCGCGCCGAGCTGGATCGATGGCGCGTCGACCACGATGCCAGTCCGCGTGAGGTGCACCCGCTGGCCGAGGTCGTCCGCGACGCAGACCTCGCCCTCCTGCAGCGTGACGGTGTAGCGCCGGTCACCGACGAGGAGCGCCACGACCTGGTCGGCGTGCGAGCCGATCGCCGCGACGACCACGTCGGCGCCGGGGCGCGCGCGTGCGAGGTAGCCGTAGGGCTGCACGTGAGGGATGTCGTCCGGCGTGTGCGCCTGCACCTGCACGCGCGCGACCTTGCCGGCGTCCGCGCGCGAGCGGCCCTTGAGCTTCGCCCACGTGAGCAGCCCGAAGAGCCGATCGACGGTGCGGGAGAGGCTCATCCGTCGCCCTCGCCGAAGACGTCGTCGGGATCGGTGCTCTCGAGCTCGAGCTCGGCGCCGAGGCCTCCGACGTCGACCTGGATCCGGCCGCTCGGCTCGGGGGTGTAGCCGGCTTCGGGCCCGAGGGTGAGGGTCGTCTTGCGGCCTTCGGGTCCGAACTCGCGGCGCACGTGCACGATGAGCAGCTCGACATCGAAGAGGCGCGCGCGCGGGTCGGTCACGCGGACGCGGGTGTTCTCCTCCCAGAGGGCACCATTCGACTGACGCCAGCCACGGAGGGTGTAGGTCGCGCTCATCGCCTTCGCCGCGCGCGTCGTCGCCTCCCACGCCGCACGCTTGCGCGCGCCGGCGGTGTCGAGGCCCTTCTCCGGGAGCACGATCAACCGGCGAAAGCGCCCGATGCCGACGTCGGTCACGCGCGCAGAGACGTCCGCGAGAACCTCGTCGTCGGTCGCGATCTGGCCGCGACACTCGACCTGGCTATATCGCTCCTCGACGCTCCAGCGCACCCCCCCTTCGAGGAACGGGGACCGGCCGCGCACGATCGGGTCGTGCGCGGTGCGCGCGCCCGCGCGCGTCATCACCAGGCGACCCTGCGCATCGTCCGTCATGAGGACTGCGTGCTCTCGGCCGAGCGCGTCGAGCACATCGAATATCTTCTCGCCGGGCTTGATGCGCTGCACGCGCACGACATCGCCGGCGACGCCGGCTTGGTCGATGAGCTCGAGCTTGTAGGGTCGGAGCTGCCGCTCGATCACGTCGCCCAGCTTGCGACCGTAGATCGGCAAGGGCTCGGCCGAGCAGTCGATGAGCTCACGCGTGCGCGAGCGCCCCGTGATCTCCACGCGCGTCGACGTCGCGTCGCCGTGGACGTCGACGTCGTCGATCACCCCGGTCATGAGGCGATCGGACCCGGCCCAGATCTCGACGTCGTCGTCGGCGACGAGTACCCCCTCGTCCGCCTGGAAGGGGCCGACGAGCGTGACCTGGAACGACCGCGCCTGGTCCTCGATGCCGCCCTCGATCCATCCGGCGGTCCACCCCCAATAGGCGCTCCCGCCGATGCGGAGCTCGAGCCGGTCGTCGTCGGCGGTCATCGGCCGAGCACCTGGATCGGACCCGTGACGAACCCGGGATGGCCGATGCGGTTGAGCGCGACGACCTCGCGCTCGCGTTGCTCGAGCTCGCCCAGGGTCGTCGCGTCGAGCCGGTCGAAGGCGATGAGGATGGTCGAGCGCGGGACCGGAACGACGATGGTGCGGAGGCGCGGGAGCCGGTCCGCCAGGTCGGCGAGCGCCGTGACCATCGCGGCGTGGAGGTCGATGAGCCGCGCGCACGCGTCGGGGTCGGGCTCGAGCGCGAGCTCGTCCGTCAGCGCGGCGGCGAGCTGCGCGAGCACGTCTTCGGCGCCGTCGGCCGACGCATAGGTCGCGGCGGCCGCGAGCTCGCATGCGCGCACGAGGCAGAGCGTGCGCATCGTGTGGGTGATCGTCGTATGGGCGGCGACCGCGCGCGCCTCGGCCGGGCTGCCCGACGACGCGAGCGGCCGAGCGCGCCGCCGAGCGAAGGCCAGGAGGTCGTCGACGGAGTCGGACAGGGTCGTGATGATGCGGACGGCGGCGGCCGACCACCCCTCCGAGTAGGCCACCTCGCCGGCGAGATCAGGATCGACGCCGAGCATCCCCAGGAGGTCGATGCCTTCGAGTCCCAGCAGCTCGCCGACGAGGCCGGCGTAGCTGCCGAGGAGCGAGAGGTCGACCCGATCGCCGACGGCGACGATCGCGGCCGACGCTGCAGCTGCCTCGGCCGCGACGGTCGGCGCCGCGATCGGCGCGACGTAGGGCAGCGGCGGCCCCCCGTGGAGGAAGGCGTCGAAGTCGATGGCGCAGAACCCGCCCCCCTCGTCGTGCTCGTAGCTGACGTCGCCGATCTGGACGAACAAGCGCCCACGCCACGGGTGGACGAGCTCACCAGGACCTGGGGTGTCGAGCGCAGCGAGGAGCGCATCGCGTCGGTCGAGGACGTCGCGGCCGGCCACAAACCCGCGCAAGCGGTAGCGCGGTCGCTTGCGTCCGAGGTCCTCGGTCGGTGGGAGGCGGTCGGTCTCGGGCACCTCGTCGGCGACGACACGCCGACCGAGCTCACCAGCCAACTCCATCACCTCGAATGGCACCTCGCGAAACGACGCGGGTCGGAGCTGGTCGCGCCATCCCATCTCAGCCGCCCTTCGCGTGCGACGTCGTGCGCTTGCCGGTGTTGACCTTGGTCTGCGTGTTCGCCGGTGCCTTCGTGACCGTCGCCGTCGGCGTCGCGAAGAGCGCGCTGTAGTCGCCCTTGGGGTTGATGTTGACGTCGATCGCGAGCTGCCCCCCGAGCCCGCCTTGGCGGTCGGACCCACCGGCCACGACCATGTAGGCGTAGCGGCCGAAGTCGGCCGACACCTGCGACATCTTGTGCCCGGTGTCGGTTGCACCCATGGGCCCCCACAGCCCCCGCCCGTTCGCGCTTCGGCGGTCGCTCTCACTCGCAGCGACCGCCGCCGAGCCCCGCATGTTGTTCTGGATCGCCGCGGCCGTGATGAGCGCGCCCTGCGCCTTCTCGGTGGCGACCTCGGCCGCGCCTTCGCGCCCCATCTCGTCCATGTTCTGGTTCCACCATTGGTGGGTGCCAGGGCCGGCGATGGCGTCGAGGAACCCGCGATGGCGGTCCGAGATCGTCATCGCCTTGGCGGTGGCCTCCTTGCGCTCGCCCTTCGTCTGATCCGCCCAGTCGGTGAGCGCCTTGATGACGCCGGCGATCGCGGCGGTGATCACCGCGAGCGCGGCGCCCACGGGGCCGAGCGAGGCGATGAACGCCGCGCCCATCGCCGCGGCTGCGCCCATGACGAGCCCCTTGTTCTCGATGATCCACTTGAGGCCGTCGGCGATTCCCTTCACGGTGTCGACGACGCCGGTGCCGATCTTCTGGCCGAGATCGCGCACGAACTCGCGCACCGCGGCGCGGTTCTCCTTGAACTTCGTGAGGAGCTCCTGCATCTCGGGCAGGAGCCCCTCGATGAGGCCGGAGCCGAAGTCGGTCTTGAGCGACGCCCATACCTTGCCGAGCGCGGCCCATGTGTCGCCGAACGCGTCGGCCTGCTGGATGGCCTCGTCGCTCATGATGAGACCGAGCTCCTCGGTCTCACGCCGCACCTTCGCGAGGGCCTCGGCGCCATCGCCGGCGATGGCCGCGAGCTTCACGCCTGCCTTGCCGAAGAAGATCTGCGCGAACGCGGCGCGCTCCGACGCCTTCGGGATGCGCGTCATCATGGAGAGGACCGCCTCGAACTGCTCGGTCGCGCTCTTGCCCTTGATCGCCCGCACGAACGCCGAGGCCTCACGACCGAGCATGCGGAACTGCTGCGGCTTGAGCTGTCGGCCGAGCACCGCGCTCATGCGCTGGACACCGCTCGTGAACTCCTGCAGCGGGACGCCGGCCTGGTCGGCGGCGTAGGCGACCTCCTGCAGGACCTTCGGCGCGATGCCGGTCCGCGCGGTCAGATCGTTGAAGGCGCTGCCGACGTCGGACGCGTGCTGGGCCGCATCGGCGAGGAAGCCGCCGACGCGCGCGACGGCGGCACCCAGAAAGTGGATGCCGGGGACATGGCGGATGAAGCCGCTCACCGCGGAGCCGATGCGGGCGATCCGCTGCACGGGGAGCGCAAGACCGCGGCCGAAGGCCTTCAGGCCGCGGCCGACCTTCGCGAAGGCGGACGAGACCAGGTCCTTGGCGCGAAGGACGAGCTGCACGCTGTACTTCTTGCCCGCCATCACGCCCCCCGTCGCATCACCTTGAGCTTGCTGTCGGCGACCTCACTCCAGAGCCGGAGCTCGGCCTCGGTCATGCGCCCCGTCTCGGAGATCGGTTGCCCGAGGACGAGGACGATCTTTACAGCGCGACGTCGGAGTCGTCGGACGAGGTCCCCGACGGTGCCGAGCCCTCCTCCGCGTCGTCGGCCTCGAACAAAGGGCCGACCAGCCTCGAGAGGGCGTAGAAGTCCGGCGTGCGGAGCTTGCCGACGTTGGGGCCGAGGTCGGTCAGGAGCTCGAGGCCCTTGCGTTGCTGCTTGAAGGCGGAGAGCCCTTCGATCGCGATCAGGTCATCGAGCGTCGGGAGGCGCGTGATGGTCACGCGGGTGATCATCCCGCCCTTCACGAGCGTCAGGGGGTGCTGGAGCTCCACCGTGTGGGGGGGGCTCACCTTCTGCGGTGTCTCGCTCTTCTTCGGTGTCTCGCTCATTGGACCGTCACCTCCGTGACATCACCGTCGATCGTGATGGTGAAGTTGCCCTCGATGGGGTCGAGCTCGGGCTCGTCCGTGGACGCGCCCTCGATCGTGTAGGTCTTGCCGTTGGCGAGGACCACCGTCATCGTGACCTCGTCCCAGTCGTCGATGTCCTGCAGCCGCAGGTTCGCGGCGTCGATCGCCTCGACGGTGATGCGGCCGGTGGCGGGTGAGTCCTTCACGCCGGCGAAGCCGCGCGTCGCCGACGAGATCGCCTCGCGCTTCCGCTTGCCCGGCTTGATCGTGCACGTGCCGCCGACGTCGTAGGCGTACGAGTCCCCCGCCGAGGTCGTCACCGACACCGACTTCAGACCCGCGCGGATGTTCTTGCTGGCCATGGAGCTCCTCAGACCTTGAAGCCGATCAGCGCCGCGAACACGCGGAACTGGTTCGTCAAGTCGGGCGGGATGTACGCGTCCACGCGGTTGGGGTTGAGGGGGCTGCGCTCGATCACGAGCGCCGCCTCGAATGCGGCGAGGCCCTCGCAGAGGCCGTCGTCGACGCACGACGCGTACTCCTTGATGACCTCGCCCTTCAGGATCTGCGGCGTGACGATGCGCTGGCCCGACTTGATGACGGTGCCGTCGTCGCGCAGCTTGTGGCGCTTGAAGCGCGTGAGGATCCGTCGCTTCATTCGGCGCCGGATGCGCGCCAACGTGAACGGGGTCTGGATCACCTCGTACGTGCGGTCGCTCTCGTTGAACGCGTCCTTCGTGCGCGTCGTGGCCTCGAACTCGACCGACACCATCCCGTTCCCCGCGACGACCGTCGCGACGCCGCCGCCGGCGAGCGTGTTGCGCTCGGTCTCCGTGAAGTTGATGCCGCCGGCGAAGATGTCCTCGAGCGGGAGCGTGGCGATCGGGCTCGCGGGATCTGCCGCGAGCTCGCGCGCGGCAACGCCCGCGTAGGCCGCGGCGATCTCGTACGCGGGCGCGAGCCAGCCCGCGGCCTCTTTGTAGCCGAGCGTCGAGAGGTAGGGATCGTTCCGCGCGGCCGCGAACGTCAGCAGGTCCGCGGCGCTGTCCCCCTTCGAGGTGAAGAGGACGCCGTCCTTCGCTGCGTTCGCGTTCCAGCGCGTCGCGAGCTCGGTCTTGAAGACGTCGAGCACGCCGGACTGCGTGTCCTGGTGGCAGATGACGTCGAGGGCTTGGTCACCCAGCGATGTGACCCACGACGCGGCC